CGCTTACAACGGGATTCGGTGAGCCTATGCACCAGGTCCTGGGGATTCTCGCTATCTGCGGGCTGTGGATGTTCGGATTCGATCTGATCGAACGGGCGCTCGATGTGTTCGACGCGCTCACCCGGCCCAAGCACTTCATCTTGCAACGAGTTCAGTACTTCAACTCAAAGGAGAAAATAAATTTATGGCAACCGCGCGTCCGTTAAATTCGCAACTGGAGGCCTTCGCAAATCATAAGAAGCCACCGCAATCAGAACGCTGGTGGAAGCGATTGCTACCCACCCAATCCCGCGCTTTGGAAGTTCTGCCCAAAGTTCCGGCGATTATTGAGGCGGCCACGCCCATTGAGCTGCTGCGGATCGCCGTCTCGCAAAAAGCCGATATCGAGCAATTGAATCGGCTGATGGATTTGCAGGAGCGCTGGGAGAAAAACGAAGCCAAGAAAGCATTTGTTGTCGCTATGAACGCTTTCAAGGCCAATCCGCCAGCGATCACTAAAAATGCGATCGCGCAGTTCGTGGCAAAAAACGGGGAAGAGGTTGAATGGTGGTATTCCACCCTCGACCATATCCACGCAATCGTCCTGGCCGATCTTAGTAAGCAAGGCATCTCGCATCGCTGGGTCACCGAGCAACCGAATGCGGAAACGATTCGTGTCACGTGCATTCTTACCCATAAACTCGGCCACAGTGAGCAGACCACATTACAGGGACCGATTGACCATTCGGGAAGTAAAAACGCTATCCAAGCCATCGGATCAAGCGCGAAATACCTGGAGCGCTACACCTTAATGGCAGCTACAGGACTTGCCGACGGAACTCCGGACGTTGATGGCAATGCCTCCAGCGCCAACCAGCCATCCGCCGGTACAACCGAAACGATCAAGAAAATGCGCATCGCCCGGAACGCCGGAGAGCTGCGGGAAATCTTCACCGCCGCTTACACGCAAGCGGAGAACGCGAAAGATCACCAGGCTAAGTCAGCTTTGATTGCCGCCAAGGATGCCAGACTGCGAGAGCTACGATGAGCGCCGCGCCGCTTTACGTCGAATGCCAACACGGAACTCCTGAATGGATGGAGGCCCGCCGCGGACTAGTCACGGCCTCTCGCTGCGCGGATGTTCTCGCTGTCCTCAAGAAGGGCGGGGAAGGGGCGCCCCGCCGAAACTACCGCATGGAGCTGGCCATCGAAATCCTCACCGGAAACCCAACGCGGCATTATGTCTCCCAGGAGATGCAGTGGGGACTCGACCAGGAACAGTTCGCCAGGGCAGCCTACGAGATCAAACAGAACACGCTGGTGGAAACTTGCGGGTTTTATGTCCATCCCATAGTCAACCGTTTCGGCGCGTCTCCTGATGGCTTGGTAGGCCGCGAAGGCCTCACGCAATTCAAGTGTCCTTCCACATCCACCCATCTCGCATGGATACTGGAAGGCGTTCTACCCATCGAACACGCGCCGCAAATGCTGGCCGAACTTGCTTGCACCGGGCGCGAGTGGAATGATTTTGTGAGCTTCGATCCACGCCTGCCGAAACATTTGCAGCTTTTCGTCCGCAGAATGGAACGCCGCAACCATGAGCCTCTTATCGCTCAACTTGAACAAGAAGTGCAGCGCTTTAACGATGAGCTGGACGCGATGCTTGCCTCACTCCCACAAATCGAAGGGCAACCCATTGTGGCGGCCCTCGACTATACCGACCCAGACGAAATGGTTATGTAGTCCGGGTCCGAGCAGAGGCAGTTAGCCCCGCAGAGAGGATGGGAGAGCCAGAGCCCGCTAGCCTAAATGGGGAAACGATGCTTCTGTTAACCTCCCCCGAAAACGTTTCACAGGAGAACGATATGAACTTAACTAATGCGCCCGATACGTGGCCAATGGGATCGCCAGACCCGCACAAAGGCAAACCCTATCCGCACGAAGTTTCGTGTCAAGGTTGTCGAGATCGCCGCCGTTGCAACTTTTGCGGGAAAGTTTCGCGGGAATGGCGCGGTCACGGAAGAAATGTTGATGCGTGGCCATCGCGCTGCACTAATGGCCGTTGTATGGATTGCTGCGCGAAACATTGCAAGCACTCGGCTGCCGCATGACCTTCCGCCGCCGTCCCATCCCGAAATCCCGCGTCTACCCGGAAGTATCCCAGCACTACGAAACCATTCTCGATGGCGCCATCCGCAAATATCGCAGCAGCGGAAGGGAAGTGTGCAACGATTCGCCGGCGGGATGGCGCGAGTACTCCCGAAGAATTGATGCCATGCTCATCCGGCAAAACTGGATATGCTGTGATTGCGGGAAGAAAATCAGATCACGGTCAGATGCTACGTTTGAGCACCAAAGACGCAGAGGCATGGGAGCCGCGTTTCGAGATGACCGCATTATGAAAGACGGCAAAGAGTGGAATGGAGCAGCGCATTGGGTGTGCAACTCGGAACGAGGCTAAGCCTGTGCGCGAATCTTTTGCGCGAATTCTGACTCGGGAAAATGCCTGATCGCGGCTTCTTTGAGTTGTTCGCAAGCCTCTACGAAGGTGTCAGCGCATCCCTCTGCCGGAAATCCATTCATCCGGTCGCCCAGCTTCCAGCGAAAGCCTTCGTCCCAAAACGTGGAAAGCTCAAAGTTGATTTCCGAGTCGTAGAGCATTTGCAGGATGTTCATACGCAGATTCTACGTTAGTGATGTCGAGTGTCGATTTCTTCGCCGGGTTCGCGCTCCACTGTGAATCGCAGTCCGCGAAACGAGAACGAGAAAGGTAATCCGCCATCAGGTTTTTCGGGATTAATTTTGTCCGCGAAACTCTCCGCGAATAATTGCAAGCCGAACGCATTGAAGCCAGCATCCAGCAACATTTGCATTGTCACCTTCGGAACGCTCACGACTTTTTCTCCGGCACCTAGGGTTCAACAAGGAATAATGCCGCCAGCCATCCAACTCCGCAGCCGCCAATAAAAATAAAAACTCCGTCAGGTACTTGGGCGATGCGCATGAACAATCCTATGCTCATTCCCATTAATAAAAATCCAAGCATCCGAATAGAAAATTTCACTTCTTCTCCGGCACCTGGTAGGACGTATAGTCTTGCGTGGAATGAGTAAACTTGACTCTTCCGAACGGACACAATTTTCTATTTTTCCAAGACGTAGGCAATTTATCCATGAACCACAAGTAAGGAAAAAAGAAGGGAGCCACCACCAGTCCAACTAAGACAAACATTGGAAATTTGACGAACAGCGTACCAAGATAATCGCAAACCGTTACGTCGTAATCATTCTTTTCCTCTGTCGCCATCTCTTCTTGCAACCATCTCCATAATCTCGCGTGCCATGACTTCTCATTTACGATCATGCTTTTTCTCCGGCACCTGGTAGGGCGTGTAGTTGGGGTCTCCCTCGTTCAGGCGGTTGAGCAGCTTAATAGCCTGCTGGAATTCATGCGGTGGTTGGGCACCTAAGTGATTTATGGTGCGGTACTCCGTCTCCCATGCAATAAGTTCTTCTATAGACCGAAGCAAGTCAGGCGAACCCATCATAACGTAGGCATTTTTATAATCGCGCTCGCACGATATAAAAACTTCAGCGAGCGCTTCATCTTGTCCGACAATAAAGTGTTTCCCATTTGCCTGCCGGTTCAGTTCCCACGGAGCAGGGGTAATTTCCCGGCTCATCCTGAGCACTACTTGGCCGTTCTCTTCGGAGTAGCTCATTTACCCGTCCCTTTCAGTGGCTTCGGAAAAGGAGGTTTTCCCGGAGTCTTGAGAGGTAATTTTCTGGGCTTAGGAGGTTTTTTAGTTTTCACAGCCACATTCCTTTCCGCGCTTCCGCTGATATCAATCTGTTGAGTTGTTGTTGATATCGAATGCGCCCGCGATTCCGAATCTCTCTTCCAGCGCACTCATAATGAACTTCAAGATCACATACGCTTCCATTGGCCCTCGGGTTTTCGCTTGAATAACGCCCATGATTTCGTGCGAAATTACGCTAAATCTTTCCCGCATTTCAGGCGTCATCTCGAGCGTTACTGCCTTTGTGTTCGGGTCTGCGAGTGCGGCCTTTGCCTGAGCATCAATTTGTAAGATCACAGCCACATTCCTTTCCGCGCTTCTTCGCGCCAAATCTGTTTGCGGGCTTCGTCGGCCTGTAGGTCTATTTCCTTGCCCCAGTTCTCCGCATCTTCGCGACCGTGGGAGTAGCCTTCCCGGTAATAGTAATCATGCACTCCGGCCACAGTGAAAAATATCAGGATTCCCGCCGCGATTCCGGTGAGCCAGTTCATGCGAAAGCCTTGGGAAGAATCACGTCCGCCGCCCGAATGGGCATACCGCCAATCTGCAAATGTCTCTCCGCTTCATCAATCGTGATTCTGTTCTTGCGTGCCATATGTGCGGTGAGGGTCGCCCGTTGCCGGAGCGTTAAAACTTTGAGTGCCAGAAAATACACGTCGCATTCGTCCCCATCGCCGAAAGTTGCCCGATGCGTCTCCGGCGATTCCAGCGGTACCCGGTGAGAACCTAAGACTTGGTTCCATTCTTCAAAGTTAGGGCCGGAAGGGTTGAGGATGGCGGAGTAGAGGTCAGTCATGCGAATGGCCCTCTGCATAAATTATCCGCTGCGCTTTTTCAATCACGGCCCACTGACTTGCATCACTCATTAAGTCAGCAATTTCCGCCGCGTTCACTTTCCGCAAAGTGAAGTCATCTTGAAAGCAGAGAATTTGCCCGCAATTCAAGCAAATGCTTACGTCGCCCGGAAATGGGGCGCCTGAACCTGTGCAATTCGTCGCCCCCGTCATCTTGTAGCTACATTGTGGGCAGCGCGATTCCGGCAGCGGCCCGAATTTCTTTATTTCCGTCACACCCGCACCTCCATCCTGCATCCACACTTTCCCGCACCGCCCATGTCCGTTCCACACTCGTAATCGCCTTCGTGAGCGTGGCCACAGCCGGGGCAGACTCTTTCTTGTTCCAGCCGCAACTCAAGGCGCGGCGGAGTGACCTTTAGCCCTGTACTTCTTTCTGCTGGGAATTGCCCTTCCGTGCGGTCTGCCGCTTCGCCTAACTCCCGGAGCCACGCGGCGAAATCCATCGCGTCCATCAATCGTCCGCCGTCTTTCAACCGGGCGTTGTACACCTGATTGGCCAGTTGGTAGAAGGTGGCGCGGGCGTCTCCTGCGGGAATTGTACGAATGAGTTCGATCATCTGGGCGGCGGTCACCAGAGTTTCTCCCAGAAGAGAACATCCATAATCAAGCACATTCCAATTACTAACCCAAGCCTTGCTGGCACGGAAAAGCCACGCAATTCGCGGACGAAAATCATAATGTTCACCCAACCGATAATCCATGTGATTACGCGCTGAGTACGAGTCATCGCGGCACCACCCGAATCAGAAAATGAGCGAGAAAGACTCCTACCGCTATCCCTAAAGCTAGAATCGCAGCGATGCGGGCGAGGATCATGCTTTGGGCCTCTCGCGGATTTCCTGCTTCACCGCGTCGGAAGGTTCGTACTCCGTGTACTTCTCGCGGAAATAAATTAGCAGTGGCCGAATCGCGGGATAATTTTTGTGATCGGCGCGAAGCCCGGCATTCGCCAACGACTGCACAAATCCGCCGCCGCGCTGACTGGCGTTGGAGAGCCATTCCAGTAATTCAGGATCATCGCTTTGCGCGATCAATGGCTCTAGGCGCAACCCCATTCGACCATGAACAACATTCGGCACCGGACGTAATGTCATGGTGTGCGACCACGCCAGAAATTCTCCAAGCGGTATTTTCAGAAATCCGCGCAGATGCGGACTAGCACTGATATAGCAAGCAAACAATTCATCCATCGCCTTATGTAGCCGAATGTGTTCTTGCTGATGCTCTTCTGGTGTCATGCCGCCTCCGTTTGAAACAAACTCTGCTGTTCACCCGAACCTGCATTTGCGCTCGGATGTTTCGACCGCCACTTGTCATAGTGCGTTTCATGTTCGGGGCAAAGGAATTTTCCCGGCGCAACTTCCTTGGCGTGTTTCGCGCAAATGGGCCGCTGGCAGGTCACGAAGTTTTCTGCCTCGCGGCGGATTCGCCAAGAGCATTCCGCAACTTTCACGCGCCCGCACGAGCAAAATAAATTCACGCGAACAATCCTCTCTGCCGCTCCTGCTCCGCTTTCCCTTGCGCGACTTCCAAATCTCTTTTGCGGATGCACTCCAGGCATGGCCCTTTTCTTACGCCGTCCACCCGATGCTGGGTGTTCTTCGCGCACTTCGAACAGTAGGCGGAGACGGAGACAGTGTTGCGGGTGTAGTGCTGAGTCATGGTTTTAGTCCGGCAATAAATTGGCGATCAGGCACGCAAGGCAAATTGCAACAATTTCCGCGCGCCTCATCCCCGTAAAATGTTTCTGATCGAGCCTCGCCGCTACCTCGATAATTTGCTCAACATCCAAATCACTTGGAAGCGAATCACGAATTTGCGCGAGAGTCAGATTCCCGTTTTCCTCCGCGATAGTTTTTAATTCAGAAACCGTTTTCGCCATCAGAGCACCTTCCTCAACCCATCCCTGCATTGCGCCGCAATGGGGAATTCAATAATCCGGTTGGGCTTGCTCGGATTAGCCATCTGCGCCCTACGGAATCCGATGGTTTTGAAGGACACAAGCCGCACTCCATGAGAGAACCGGAACTTTTTTCGCTCCATGTACAACGTGACCGCCACTCCGGGGAGCAATCCGGTGATGAGGGAAGCCTTCAAGATGGCCAGAGCGAAGAGAATGAAGTCGGGCATCATGCCGCCTCTCCCACCGTCGTCCTCGAAAACGAAATCAGGCACTCATCCCCACACAGCGAACAGTAGGCAATCGAACCGTTGGAACATTCGAGATTGGCTATGTGCTCGGTCTGTTCTCCGCATTCGACGCAAAAGTGCTGGAACGATCGCGGAGGATCGAGTTGGGTGAGGGAACCGAAGGCGTAGAGGGAAGAGGTCGAGGTCATCATGCGGAAAGCTCCATTCGCGCCGCATCGCGGGCTTGCTGCAACTTTTCAAATTCATCGCGGTCGCCTCCAGCATCCGGGTGATGAATTTTCACCAGCGCACGAAAACGAGATTCGATAAGTTCAATGCTTGGCGTTTGCTCCGGCGCAATTCCTAAAACTTGCCGCCAAGGTTGTGAGGCTTTTTCCGGGAGCGCCGCGAATCCGAGAAATGCGCGTTCCAGAATTTGCGCGCCGCCGTGACGTTCAATCGCCCGCATCGCTTCAAGGGTCGCAGTAATCGCGGCGATGTTATCCGCAACTCTGTCGTAGCGGTCAACAGCCATGCAGCGCATCGCTTGCTTGTCCGTCTTTTTCCAGTACACCGCCGCGCCGGGATCGGAAGGTTCTTTATCGGAGCGCGGAAGTCCGTCCATTCGCAAAGGAACGTCAGTCGAGATGATGACGTTCCAATCGGGCACACCCATGCGCCCAAGTTCCGCCGTAAGCCTTCCCACCGCATCAAACACACTTAAACTTTTCGTCCGCGCCCAAC